AGTAGTGAACTCCCTTAAAAACTAACAACCAGACAAAACCAGACAAATTTATCCAAGAGAAGGCAATATGGCACCATACAGAGTCATCCCTTTATGTCACAAATATAGTGATGAAGATAGGAAGATAAGATTGACATTGAACTCTAAGAACCTAACGGTGAAACAGCAGAGGAAGTTATCATGGGACAGATTGAAGATAATGTTTGACAATGATCATGCACATGGAATCAATGAATCATTTGACTCTGAGTTGTATTCAGGTTGCTTTATCACATATTACAATCCTGAGATAGTCTCAGAATTCATTCTAAATGATATGTATCCACCAAAGAAGCTATTCTTTGAACCTAGGAGTGGAAAATCAGCATGTCTTTATGTTGATAAAATTCAGAATGCTATATTGAATGCTGCTATCTGCACTGCTATAGTGGATAATTATCAGAACTACAACCCTGATGATGATTTCATTGTTGAAGGTCATGTTAGGTGTAATGTTAACACATTAAGGTTTATATTTTACTATGCTGTTGACATGGAAGATGGAGTTTCATATATCAAAAAGAATTTTGAAAGCATACTGAAATCAACGGTTTACAACTCTTGCATATCTGTTATGACCAGTGAGAATATGATGAACCTTAAGAATTTCTATTATGATCAAGTAGTCAACACTAGGAGAGAAAGCATGGAGACATTTTTATTCAAGACTAGATTTGATATATTACCTAGCATATTACCTCAGATGCTTGATTTGGAATTATTAAAAATGAGTGAAGATTTGTATAAGGAATTCATGACATATATTGACATTTATCATAGTGATGATAGATTTCAATTCATTGAGAATCTTAAAGATGAAGACTTCAGTAAAACCCATGTTGCGAAATTTATGACCATCTACAAGAAGAAAATGGAAGATTCAGAAATAGAAAAGAAAGCAAGAAGAGATGATGAATATCTACCGAACTATATGGATTCAACACTAAATGATTTTTATTGCTATAAAGTGCCAATGCCTTGTAGTTATGAAAATGAAATAAAAGATGATATAAATAAAATGATTGAGTCTGAAGATGATATAACAAGAGTCTCATATAACACTTCATTTTTAGTACCTGTATCACTAAGAAAGAAAGTGTACAATGAAATGATCAGAAAGAACAACACAGTTAAGATGAACAATATGCACCTATACTATTTATCAGCCATGGTCATGGAATTTCAGGATAACAACAATTTTTTTGAAGAAACAAAATGTTTGAGGCATTCTGTACATATATTACAAAACATGGCAAAAAGAACATATAAGTACATAAAAGATAATTTATACAAAAAGATAGCCCAAGCTAAGAAGAGTAATTTATTCATACAAGCAGTTGATTTTACTAACATAATGTTAGTTCAAGAAGTGGCAGAGAAACATTACAAGGACTTATTAAAACCAAAGTTGTTGAATGATGATACTGTTTTTGACAATTTCTCGAGTGATTCTGAATAGGTTTGCAATCATTGTAATAAGATCTATTATTGTTCTATTTATATTATTATTTTAAATTTATTATATTTATTAAATATCTATAACACTGATCAGATTTACTTTATGATATATTTGCTATCTGGTAAATATATACATAAAGCAAGTCGACAGTTTGTACCTTATATTTATTAGATTGTGTTTTGATGGTTATAGAAATTCAGTTTTAAGGGAGAACACTACT